CGGTAAGGTATTCAAGGCGTGCACTCTCAAGTACTTTCTTCGTGAAGCAGCACAGGTCATCGGGTTCGGGTTCTTCATAATGTTGTAGAAATTCAGCACCGCCTTAGCTCGTGCCGCCCAGTTGGCTGCTCCTTGACCTATCGTTTGTCGAGCCCTGAATATGCCCTCAAGGAAAGTGTCTTTTACGTCGGGGTACACGCTCATCGCCACAAGTGTTTGATGGGATCTCAAATCAGCGACCAAGGACTTTTGCGACCCGGAGTAGACGTTTGATTTCAACAAGTAGGACTCCAGAGGCCGTTTAATTGCGAGCCTGCCCTCTTGTTCATAGCTCGTCTTCGAGAGGAAATCAATGTTGAACTTCTCACGCACGTGGACTTCTTTCCAACACTGGCCGAGGCCTTTTTCCATGTCCTCCTTCACGGTGTGTGTCAGCTCCCTGAGACATGTGGTGTATGCATGGACGTCGCAGCGCTCGATCAGAACCATGCTGTCATCTCCTGCAATGAAATACCTTGGCTCCCGCTTGAAAGGTGACCGTTGGTTAGCCATATGTGCGATGTAGGAGCAGTACTGATAGACCAAGCACGTATTGCCGAATGTGGTCAGCCCTGGATTTCCGGAAGTGACCTTGCCGCGGAACTTTATCTTAAAGACGAGATTTTCGCGGACAGGGCATCCTTCGTATCCCAACACGGTATTGTTAGTTAGGGTGTTCACTTTTATGCACCAATCCAAAACATGCTGTGGGATCCCTGAGTTGACCAAGTACTCTTTTACTCGGGGGTCATTCCACAACGGTTTGAGCAGGATATTTATGTTGGCCTCTTTCTGGTGCGAGTCGTGATGGTGTCCATCTGCGCAAACCCACACAGGGTCCTCAAAGCCCTTCAAAGCTTCATTCAAGTGTTCTTCAAGAGTTGTATTATTGTAACCACTAATGAACCATGGGCAGTTCCGCTTGAATAGCTCTAGCATGAGGTAGTTAGCCATCATGGGGTAGCCGTGCATATGCGTGTTGGGGACGGTTATGAATCGAGCTTTGTGAGGCGCCGTTAAGCTCAGCTCATTTGAGACCATAGTCTCGCCGGATTTAACAAAACACCTATAGCCAAGTTCTGTCATCATCGAACCATCATCCTGGGCCTGTGCCACCGTCAAGTTCTTGGCGCATTTTGCTTTGCTCCAGATTTGATCACGAGTCTTCAAGAATTGTTCAAATGTCATGAGATCCGAACTGAAATCGAAGCCTGTAAGCATCTTTTCCCCTATTTGGCGTCGTACCAAACCCAAAGTGCGGGTATTGGCTCTTAAGCGTGTGCCGAAGTTCCGATTGAACGCGGCTGAGAGCAATGAGAGCACGGATCGGCTGTTGACTTCATACGGGTAAAGTCCGTCGATAAGGAATCCCGAAACTTTAGGCACGGCTGTAGGTGCTGGTTCCTCCAACCGCTCTATATGGCTCTTGTAGGTTTTCAGATTGACCTCACGACCTCTGATGAAAAATTGTTTTGAGACGATAGTCTCATCACCTGCCCAATTTATAGTCTTCGGATCGATCTTGCGGTAGTAGTTGGCAGTCACTTGTGCGACCACTTGGTCAGCGTGCTCTTCGTGTCTTGGGCGACCGTAATTTGGC